TATGACTCGGCTACTGGTTGGTCTGCTACTGGTTCTCCAACAATGACCGTTACTGGTGTAACCAAGGTTCACCACGTCCAAGTAAACTTTGGTAACGTAGATTATATCATCTTTGTTGATGGTGTTAATACTCCTAGAGTTTACGATGGTACGACTTGGTACAATTTGACTGTTGGTGGTGCTGGTACTTCTGGATCTCCCGGTGGCAATCAGCTTCTTTCGAAACCTGCTGCTGTTACTGTCTTTAGGAACCATGTGTTCTTTGGTGCTGACACTGACTATCCTGGCGTTGTGTGTCACCTAGCTCCTGAGAGCGTATTTGATGCTACTGCTGCATCTGGTGCAGGACAGATCGTAATCGGTTATCCAGTTAATCAGATCAAACCCTTCAGAGACTCTCTGTATATTTTTGGTAAAACTAACATCAAGAATATCACAGTATCCGGTACTGATTTCGTCTTGAATGACACCACAAGTAATATCGGTTGTGTCGCTCCTGACAGTGTAGTGGAAGTTGCAGGCGATCTTCTGTTTCTTGCACCTGATGGTATTAGACCTATTTCTGGTACTGAAAAGATTGGTGACGTTCAAATCGCCAGTGTCTCCAAGCAAGTACAGCAGTATCTCAAGAATTTGATCGAGAGTTATGATCTTAGTCTGGTAGATGGTGTCGTCATTCGTGCCAAGTCACAGATGAGATTGTTCTTCCATGACCCCAATAACACTGAAGACACTGGTGTTGGAGTTATAGGTGGACTTAGAAACTCTGACAATTCTACTTATGAGTTTTCTAGACTCTCTGGATTTAGAATTTCTTGTGTTGTATCTGACTACTATAATGACGAAGAGATAATTCTTCATGGTGATTATAATGGTAACATCTTTCAACAGGAGATGGGAAACTCATTTAACGGTTCTAATATCACATCTGTCTACAGTACCCCATTCCTGACGTTTGGTGATGCCAAGATTAGAAAAGAAGCTAGAACACTCTCAGTGTATTACAGACTTGAGGGCTCTTTGGAAATGAACATCAACCTGAAATTCGACTGGAACAATACTTACACACTAAACCCCACTGGCTACACTCATAGCAATGTCTCTGAGACCAGTGAATACGGTGATGGTACTGAGTATGGTGATGGTTCTGTTTATGGTTCGATCATCCTAAACCCATTTATCGAGACCTCAATTGAGGGTTCTTTCCACTCTGTTCAAACACAATTTACTACCTCGGACATGAACCCGAGCCATTCAATCCTAGGCTTTGTCCTAGAGTACACAACACAGGCAAGGAGATAATATGGCTGGTTACACTCGACAGTCACTCGCTGACATTCAAGACGGTGAAGACATTGTTGCTGGTCCGCTGAATGATGAATTTGATGCTCTCCAGAGTGCCTTCAACGGTACTACTGGACACTCTCACGATGGTACTACTGGCAATAGCCCTAAGATCGAACTGACTGCTGCTGCTGCGGTTAATGGTATTTTACCACTAGCTAATGGTGGTACTGGGTCATCTACAGCATCAGGTGCTAGAACTAACCTAGGTTTGGCTATTGGCACTAACGTTCAGGCATATGACGCTGGACTCCAGAGCATCTCTGGTCTGACTACTGCTGCAGATACTATGATCTATACGACTGCACTAGATGCCTATGCTACTACTGCATTGACACCTTTTGCAAGGACAGTTTTGGATGACACCACCGCCGGCGCTGCTCTTACCACATTGGGCGTATCGGCTTTTGGACAGTCCCTAATTGATGACGCTACTTCTGGTGCTGCCAGAAATACTCTTGGTCTAGTTTCAATTGCATCCTCGGGTTCAGCTTCTGATCTGACGACTGGTACTATCAACGACGCTAGACTACCGACAACGATGTCAGCCAAAAACTTCACTGGCTCTCTCGGCGTTGGCAATGCGACCCCCGGTGGATCGTTTTTGAATAATGGTAAGGCTATCGCTATCGGAGATGGTGATACTGGTATTCGTCAGAACGTCGATGGACAATTGCAAATAGTCACCAATAATACCGTTCGTGCAACTTTTGATACGAGTAATTGGTTTGCCGGAACTATTTATTCTGACGGTGTGAGTGTCGTCCTCAATAATAGCGGCACGTACAATCTCAATATCACTGGTAACTCTGCCACGACTACACTTGCTACTAAAGCCTCAACACTGGCTCAGAACGGTGGTAATGGCACAGCTATGACATTCAATTGGAGTGGTCAAGGTGGTCAGCCTAGCTGGCTGTGGGGTAGCAACGATGGTTCTAACATGCTTGTTTGGAGCCCGTCGAACTTCTCGGTGAATAACGCAGCTAACCTAGGTGGTGTTGCAGCTTCCTCGTATGTTAAAAACGATGGTAATACTTACTCAATCCACATTACTGGTAACGCTGGAACTTGTACTACTGCAAGTAACTCAAACGCCCTTGGTGGTATTGCTGCTGCAAGCTATCTGACAACCTCTGACTTGAAGTTTGCAATGGCTTCGATTGCTTACAATGATATTGGTGTCACTGTTATGGCTCGTAGGACAAGTGCTGCTGCTGTAGCTCAAGGTGATGACGTTGCTGGTAGTACTCTGGTATTCTCGAACGCAGATGGATCACAGTCCAGTCCGGCTCTCTCTGGTACATATGAGTGCCTTGGTAGAACTACTGGTACTGTTGGTGCTGCTGCTGTGTCTTGTTTTAGAAAGATAGGTGCATAAATGGAATTTGAAATTCGAAACGCTAAATATAATCACGCTGGCACGATTGATGTTGAATGGTTCCATCCTGTTTATCAACGGTGGATTCCATTTACGGCTGATCCAAATGCTAATTTTAATGGTCCGGCAATTTACGCTCAGGCCATAGCTGGATATGTGGCTCCGTACGTACCAGAAGAAGAAGGAAATTAATATGAAAACTGGTGTCGAGGGTGTAGCCCTCATCAAGAAATGGGAAGGTCTCCGGACCAAGGCATACAAAGATGGTGGTGGAGTTCTAACCATTGGTTATGGACATACGTCCGCTGCTGGTGGCCTCAAAGTAACTCCTAACCTCGTCATCAGTGCTCAACAGGCTGAGGATCTCCTTAAGGAGGACCTCGGGAAATTTGAAGCAAGGGTGTCAAGTTTGGTAAAGGTTCCTCTAAATCAGAACCAATTTGATACTCTTGTTTCCTTTGATTTTAATACTGGTGCACTCCACTCTAGTACACTTCTGAAGAAACTGAATGCAGGTAACTACTCTGCTGTACCCTCTGAACTCGGTAAATGGGTTCATGATAATGGTAAGGTAGTTACTGGATTGGTAAACCGTCGGAGCGATGAAGCTAGACTATGGAATAAAGCCACAGGGAAGCCCGCACAGCCGGTTTCTACACCTTCTGCACCTACCGCACCCTCCGTAGCAAAACCCTCTCTATGGGACCTGCTACTTGCCTTGTTTAAGGGGAAATAAATGATACTGACCTGGCTTTTTAAAACTATTTTTGGTATGTTCACAGGCGGTGGTCTGGAGAAGATCCTAGATGTTATTGAACACAAGATGGACGACGAGACTAAGAAGGAAGAGATCAAAGCTGAGGTCACTAAAACGTGGATCAATGCTCAGGCTAACTTGCTTGTTGGTCGTACTTGGTGGTTCCAGCTTCTCTTCCTTGTCCCTCTTGGTATTTGGTGGGCTGCCGTAATCGCTGATAGTGTATGCCAATTTGATAATTGGAATGTTGCCGCACTTCCTTCACCCCTTGACAGTTGGGCTGCTAGTATGATTGGTGCTGTATTTGTGATTGATGGTGGTAAAGCTCTCGTTGGTCGCGTCGCAGGAGCCTTTGGAAAGGGTAATTAATGGCTATCGCACAAAAAGATTTTGATTGGCTGAAGTATTCTCAGGAAACTGGATATTCGAAGAAACTTGGTAGAGACCCTAACAATGATGCTGAAGGCGTACTCTATCAGGATTATTTGAAGAATAACCCTACTTGGGGCAGTACTACTCCTAAGCCTCACCCAGATCAACCTAAGACCCCTACTACGGTAAACTCCGGTACGACTAAGGTTGTAGCTGGCACTCCTGACCCCAAGGATAAAACCCAGATGAATATTGGGGATTGGGCAGGTCAAGTGGTTTCTAATCCTAGTCTTGCCTTTACGGGTGACAACCCTAAGACTAAGAACATCAACGAAAGTATGTCTGTCTCTGATAGAGATAAGGCTAACCAGATTGACCCTAACAAGGGTGGACTTATTAATCCTAATGACCCTGCTCTTGCTCAGGGAGCTAATCCTACTGTGGGAGCCCAACCTGTTGCTCAACAGGAAGCTAAACCAGTTCAGGGCTATACTGCTCAACAGACGCAGGATCAAGTAGCTCAGAACCAGATGACTGGCGCTAAGGGCGAACTCTCCGAAGGTTCTAAGGTTGACCCTAATACTGGTCAGGTAGACATGAAGGGGATGGCAACTGGTGTTAACGCTGATGGTAGTATAAACTATGCAGGTCAGGCTCTACAGAAGTTTGCCACACAGAATATCTCTAATATTATTGATACTAGCACTACTGCTGGTAAAGCTCTTGCTGAGCAACTCGGCGAGGGTAACTATCTTGATAGTAAAGCTACTCTTAAAGGTCAGCTTGAGGTACTTCAGAGCGAATTCGTAGGTCCTAACGGCGAACCTAAGATCCCTGTATGGGCTCAGGGTGCTGCCAGAAACGTCTCTAAGATTGCTGCCTTTGGTGGTATGACTGGCACTGCTGCTACTGCTGCTATGGCTAATGCAATCATGGAAGCATCTATTCCTGTAGCTCAGGCTGATAGCCAGTTCTTCCAGACACTCACTGTAAAGAACCTGGACAACAGACAACAGTCCATTATCAATACAGCTAACGTCCTTTCCAAGATGGAACAGACCAATGCTGATAATCGTCTTGCTGCTGCTATCAATAACTCTAAGAACTTCCTTCAGATGGATATGGCCAATCTGGATAACGAACAGCAGGCTAAGGTTATCAACAACCAAGCTCGCATTCAGAGTATCCTTGAAGATGCCAAAGCTGTTAACACTGAACGTCTCTTCGAAGCACAGTCTCAGGAAGATAAAGACAAGTTCTATTCTCAGTTGAACTCTCAGATTGATCAGTTCAATAGTTCTCAGAACCTTGATGCTGATAAGTTCAATGCAAATATGCAGGATTCCAGAGACAAGTTCTACAAGGAAATGCAGTACAATATTGCTATCTCTAATGCTAAGTGGAGACAGACTGTACAGCTTCAAGAAGATACTCAGGCTCACGAAGCGGCCACCACTGACGTCAAGAATATGACTGACATGTCGATCAACCAGCTCAATCAGATTTGGGATCGTTCGGATGCACTTCTTGACTATATCTGGAAGTCTTCGGAAAGTCAGAAGGACAGAGATACTCAGTTGTCTCTTGCTAAACTCACTGCTAAAACTGCCACTAAGAATGCAAATATGACCGCTATTGGCTCTCTTGCAGGTACATTCCTCGGTTCTGATACTGGTGGTAAGGTACTTGATAGCGTCTTTGGTGGATTGTTCTAATCGAAGGAATAACAAATGACATTTGAAGAAGCGTTTGATAAAGCTGTAAAAGCCTTTTACGAAGGTAAGGGCTACGATGAATTTGAGAAAGCTACAGGTGCTAAAGTCAAATACAATAAAAGTTATTTCGACGAAATGGAACCTAACTATAAGAAAAAGAAAGAGGTAAAGTCTGATGGCTAACGTAAATACTGGACCAATTCCAGGTGAAAACTTTACCTCTGACACTAAGAACTACCCCTGGCATCAACCGCCTGAGTTCACTGACCTGAACAAAGCTCTTGATATGCTCGGCAAGAAATTGACTGAGTTTAAGAGAGCTAACGGTATTCTAAGTATTGTTGAGATGGGTGTTCCACTTACTCGTGTTGCTGATATGCTTGTTACTGCAGGTATTCAGGAAGGGAAGTGGACACCTGATTTCGCCCTTCTTCTTGCTGGTCCTGTAACTCGTATGATCGAACTAATTTGCATTGGTTTTGAAGTAGAGTACACCATCGGTATCGAAGAAGACCCAGATGATTTTGAAACCAGCACTTTCTTCAAGGAAGCTACAAAGCTCGAAGAAGGTGACTCCGGTCTTGAAATCCTCAAGAAAGAACTTCCTGCAATCAAGTCTGACGCTGC